CATGCAAGCTGCTCAAATGCAGAAGTCCGTTTATGAAGCGGAAGCAGCTGCATCTGAAGAGCAAGCTGAAATGGCAAAAATTGAAGCTGCTCAGCGTGAAGTAGAGCGTGAGCGTAAGCTTCGTCAACAGCTTGCTGCGCTTGGTACAAGTATGTCCAGCCAAGGCGTTGCTCTTGGCACAAGCCCAAGTGTATTGGCTTTGCGTGACGATGAGATGAAGATAGCCAAAGAGGATATTGGAGCTATCAGGCTTATGGGTCAGGCAAAGCGTAGGAACTATCAAGTTTCTGCTGCCGGAAGTAGGACTGGCGGTAGAGCCGCAGAGCTTGGCGGTTTTGCAAAAACTGTAGGCGGTGTTTATAGCATTACTCAAGGTGTTGGATAATGGCATTTAGAAAGACAGCAGGAAGATCTAGTCTTGTCCAGCCGACTGGAATGCCTGACTTTAGTGGATTTAAGCAAGCAGCATCCACCTACAACCAGATTGGTGAGCTTGCTTACGGCATAGGGCTTGATGACAGAAAGCGTCAATACAACCAGCTAATCCGTCAGGCAGAGATTGACGGAAAAACAGCTGGCGTTGTTTATGATGAAAATGGGAATCTTGTTCCCCTTACAAATCTTGATTACGCAAAAGCTGCTGAAACATTTGCAGAGTCTGATAAAAAAGCAATCCTGCAAACGTACAAGAAAGCTGCTGTTCAGACATATGTTAATGCTGCTGCAAACGACATTAACGATGCGGCATCAAAGGCCTTAATAGATAACCCAGATGACCCTTCTGCTATCAGGTCAAGTGCATCTGGATATCTGTCTGGCATTTCAGATCTAGATCCTGAGATTTATACAGCTTTGGCCCCCAAGGTTACTGCTGCATTTCAAACAGCAGAAAATAGAGCCTTAGCAAAGCAGCAAGATGAAGCCAGGAATTATGCAATCCAACAGGCAGAACAAGCGTTTGCGCAAAACGCATTTGATCTAGGTGTTCTTGGAGCAAAGAGTGCTGGAACAGATGACGAAAGGCAAAAAGCCATTGATGTCAGGTCAAGGGAGATCCTTGATGAACAAGATGAGATTATCGATACGTTAAGAGCCAATGGTTACAGCGAATCTCAAATCTCTACATTACTTGATGGTCAGGCAACAGCAGTAGCTTCAAAGACGGCTCAGGCTGCCGTAGAGCGTGCTTACTATAGCGGCGGTGTTGATAGTGCGTATGTCTATATCAAGCAAGCCTTTGAGGAAGCAGAAGCCAACCCTGATGTAGATCAGGATGTTTTGAGACAGGTTCTTACTCAAAGCGTGACTATGCTCTCAGCTATCGATAAAGCATCTTCTGATGAAGAGAAGGAGATGAGAACAGGTATCTACAACAATTTTTACAGGCAAATCGTTATAGACGGCCTTGATGTTGTTGCAGAGATGTCAAATCCATCGTCTGAGATACACATGCTTGAAGGGACACAGCTTTCAGCATTGTGGAGCGTGGGAACTAGCCTTAAAGAGCAAAACGAATCAAAGGCAGCGTCAATTAAGACAGCTCAGTTAAAGGGCTACAAAAATCAATACGACAATCATCTTGCTGTATTTCAAAACCCTGAGCAGACAAGCCCTGCAGCGGCTATGGAAGCTATGCGTGAAATCAAGCTTCTTCATGGCATGGGCCTATTAGGGGAGACGGGCGATAAGCTTCTTCTGGAAGCAGGAACTGAGTTTGATAAGGCTATGCTTTCCTTTGCTGGTGATGATATTGCCAGACAAGGATCGATGATATCTATGGAGCTTAATCCTAACCTTAGCTCTTTTTCAAAGTCTCCGGCGTTTTATCAAAATGAGATGTACATCTCTGGACTAGAGTCAAAAAACATTATTGGTAAGGGTGGATATTGGCCAAACAGAGAAGCCTTTATTACTGATGTTGGAACGTATTCCAGCAACTTTCAAAAACGAGTTGATCTTGTAAGGCTTGCTGGCACAGCTGAATCTAAAGTCCTCAATACCATCATGCCGAGCCAAAAAGAGCTTGAAGCACTGTCTCAGGTCAAAGGTTTTGATAAGATCAGAAACTTTGCAACAGGTGAATTTGTTGACATGGACCTGTTGTCTGATGATGAAAATGTATTTCAAGCAAGTGTTGATAACGTTGCTGCATTTGCTGTTCAGACAAAAGGGCTTCTGCACCCGAAAGCAAAGTTTCTTTTTGATGCTGCATCCAACAATGTAGAAAACGCTGATAGGTCTATGCGTGTTATGGGCCAGACAATATCAGCAATAAGAAGCGCAAGAGACATTGATAGCATTCAAGCTGAAGGAATATTCCTTAGCAGCATGAATGAAAAGACCACTGCATTTCTTAGGATTGCTAGTGATGTGGGTATTGAAAATGCAGTGAATGCTTTTTCGGCTGATCGTTCAATAAACATGAACAGAAACGCATCTTCAATTGTTGCGAATACAAAGTATGCAGACCTTCCAGAAGAGAAGGCATTGGATCAGTTTTTCATGGACACTTACACTGAGTCCTTGGAAGCAAAGTCGTTTTTTAAGTTTTTGCAGCCATACATTACAGATGCAGATAACCAGATGCTCTATCAAATGGCCACAAATGCTGGGGAGAGGAATGTAGAAGGAATGATCCTTCGTGACCCTGAGATAAAGCAAGCGATGAAAAGCATCTTTTTGGGCAAGATGCTGAAATACCCACAGTACAATCCTGTTGAAGCTATGCGTGACACTATTCGTGAAATAGGCACCAGAGTTGGCGCACAAAGAAACGCATATAGCGGGAATCTTGAGTTTGTAACAAATCCAATATTGCCAAGAGCGCAAGCTACAGTTGGAAATGCTGGCATTACTCTTGGCATGGATGACATTGACAGGGACATTAAGGATATGTTCCTGAGAACTCCTGGAATTATCTCAACTGAGATATCTAAAGAGCTTGAAAGGGCTGGCAAGCCGCCGATGGTTGGTAGTGGAGATCCAACAAGATATCTTGATTCTGCCCTTCATTATATTCCCAATGAGAATTATGGCGGGCTACAGACATACACGGTTGTTTTGAGAACAAGTGCTGGCAAGGCAATCCCTCTTTTGAACGACTATAGCTATGACTTTAAGCGGTCAAAGGGCTATGAGTCCTTTATGAAAACAGTAGAGTCCCTTAAGTCTGACAGGATGAAAAACTTCTGGTCTTCATATGGCTTGATGGATCAGGCTCTTTTGCAATCTGGGTTTGACTCTCTTGAGAGAACCAGAAGTGACAGTAGCTTTGATGCCTTGTTTAATCTCTATAACAGTACCTTTAGGGCTGATTTTGGAGACGATCCTCTTTCTCCTGAGGAAAAAGACGAGATGTTTTACATGATTGATAGAATAGCAACATTGGGCTGGCGCTAATGAGCAATATTGATTGGGACTTCATTGCTGAGCAAGAAGGAAGCCGCAAGCTCAAGGGATATGTTCCTAACGCAGATGGCTCAAAGTCAGGCGTTACGATTGCTACAGGATTTGACCTTGGTGCGAGAAATCTTAGTGATCTTTCTGGTCTGCCACAGGCTATCATAGATAAATTAACGCCTTTTCTTGGCATAAAGGGAGCAAATGCAAAAGAAACGGCAAAAAACTTAACTGTCACAGACCAAGAAGCCAAAACGATTGACGAGTTTTCTCACAAAGAAGCTGAGAACAATCTAAAGACAAGATGGCAGGCGGCTACAGGTGAGTCGTTTGATAACCTCCCGAAGCACAAGGCTACTGTGATTGCGTCTGTTGCGTTTCAATATGGAAACCTAGAGACGGAAACGCCTAACTTCTGGCGTCAAGTTACTTCAGACGACTGGAACGCTGCTGAGTCTAATCTGAGGAACTTTGGCGATGATTACAAAAGCCGAAGGAACAGAGAAGCTGACTACTTTGAATCTGGCCTTAGCGAAGCTGAGCTGGAATCAAAAAAAAAATTTAGACAAGAGTTAGAGAGAGCCAAGCAATACGGCATACAAGAAGCCATGATCTCCGGTGAGGAGGGCGGTCTTGGAACAGCACCGACTGGGCCTCAAGAAACTCAAATATCAGATCTTTCTAATGAAGATCTTGTTGATCTTGCAGAAGACAAGATTGGCGATGCAAAGATTGCCAATAGACTTATTACTGAGCGTCAAGTTCAGGAAACTCAGATGGACCAGTCGGAGATTCCTGGCCTTATTACTGAGCGTCAGCAGCAAGAAATAGCAATGGACGAATCAGGCCTTGAGCGTCCGATTCTTGAGGAAAGACAAGCCCCTCCCCAGACAACTGCGGCAGAAGATGTAGAGCTTCCAATCCTCACAGAGATAAGTGACAAGAATCTGAATCTTGTTGATCCTGTAGCTGTTGGAAGCGATGTTCCTCAGACAAAGGCCAATAGATCTCTGCCCACAGAAGAAGAGGTGAGGTCGAGCTACGGCATTGTGTTTGGAGACTCAAATCGGCAGTACGGCGAAAGGGTGCCTTCTCAACTTACAGACCCAGAAGCTTACGATTACTTTGTATTTGATGAATCATTCTCGAATGTGTGGGGAACGGCTTTCAAGCAAGGAAACTTTGCACCAGCTTTAGCATCAATGCTGGGAACGGAAAACTACAAGCCTGATTCAAGCTATGATCCGTTTGATGATCCTGTCCTTAGCAAAAGGATAGGAGGTCCAGATGGCCTTTGGAGATTCCGTTATTCAGGAAGTCATGCTGAATCAATGGCGATGGTTGAAGAAATGGAAGAGGATGCACAAGATGCCCTTCTTCTTTCCAGCACCTATTCTCAATCGGCTCAGTTAGCTGCTGGTCTGGCAACTCCAACAACTTTTGCTCCACTAGCCCCAATGAAGCTTCTTAATGTTGCTAACAAGACAAGACGCTTTGTCGGCGGTACAGCATATACATATGCACTAATGGCACCAGAGCAGATGCTGCTCGATAGCCAGAACACACAAAGAGACGCAAGCCATAGCGCAGTTATGCTTACGGGCCTTAGCCTTCTTGGTGGTGGTTTGGCTTATAAGTTTGGCAAAGGTCTTTCTACTGCAACTTCGTTAAGCCCAATCAAGCCTGATGGAGATGGCGTTTACAGGGCTGCTGGAGCCGGTGTTAACCCTGAACGTGCCAGACAGGCTGCTTATGCCCAAATGGAGCAAGAAGGGCTGGAAGCTACAGGAATAGGCATTGAAAAGCTTGGGTGGAATCCTGTGCTTCGTATGCTGCAAAGCCCTAACCCTTATGTTCGTGGTTTAGCCGTAGGCATGGTTGATGTTGGCGGCATGATGCAGAAGAAGGTTCGTGGCCAGCAAGAAGCTATGGACCAGTCTGTAGAGACAACATTCAGAACTACATATCTTTCAAGGCTGCTTGAGTCAGTCAGGCACAGCGATGAAGCTTACCTTGCTTACAGGGGCAGATCGATTCCTCAGTCTGATTCTCGTCGTGCTTTTGAGATGATGAAGATGAATCTTGGAGATACGTTCCGAGGAACAACTGAGCTAACAGAGGTTCAGTTCCGAAATCGCGTTGGTATGGCAATGCGTCGTGGGGATGCAGATCAAATGAATGATGCTGCAAGCTCCTATGTAACACAAGCTGCTCGTGGGTATCGTGATGTGTTTAACTTCATCAGGGATCAGGCACAGAGCGTCAGGTTGTTTGAAAAAGAACTGATGGCAGATATCGAAGCAGCAAGAATCGCAGGCAACACAGCAGAAGTTACAAGGCTTGAGAAGGCCCTTGGAAAGCTTCAGATGGAAGGTGTGACTCCAAACACGGCCCCATCA